CTGTTGAATACCAGGATATAGGAACAAGAAGAAGATTCTTTTTATACATAAATAATAACCTTATTGCAGAGGTAGATGATGAAAATCCGCTTCCAGTATATAATAATATGGCACTGTTTGTTCGTGGCTCCTCAAGAGTAATGTTTGAAAACATATATGCTTTAGGGAACAACTACTCACAAAATACTGCTTTTAAAATTAATGCCCCAATAGCATCAGTATTTGGAGATTCTGAAATAAATGCAAATGAATCATTTATGAAGTATGCTATGAGCGGAATAGTGCAAGGAACATATCTATCAGGAATAAGTTCTGCTGAACCACCAGAATTTAACATGTATTTTGAAGAATTTGGAACAATTATGAGAGAGGCCTCGTCATTTAACATTAAATATGACCAAGCATATCCAGCACTATATGCAAAATTATCTCCTACTTTTAATAGATTAAAGGGTTACACCGTTTCTGGATTTAGGGCAGGATCTTACGGAGCAGAGTTTTTAATCTTTAATGCAACGGATACTACATTAAATCTAGATGCAACATCTGGAAACTATTTAAGAATACAGGGAATAACTTTTACTCAAGAGTCAAACACAGATTTAACAGTTGATGAGTATTTTTCAAAAAATAGCAACCTTGCTAATCCAGATTTAATTGGATCAACTTTAGTTATATCACCACTTAAAGTTAAAAAAGATTATCAAGACATAAAGTCAAGCAGAATGTCTTATGGTAAAAAAGATTTTAGTTTAGAAGTTCCATACATTCAATCCCATGACGCTGCAGAAAATTTAATGTCTTGGGTTATTAATAAAATAATGAAGCCAAGAAAATCTGTTGGTGTTAAGATTTTTGCAAACCCTATGATTCAATTAGGAGACATAGTTAGTTTAGATTATGTTGATAACTCAATCAATATGGTTGCACCAAAAGATAGTCGGTTTGTTGTGTATAATATAGAGTATTCAAAAGATCAAAGTGGTCCATCAATGACAGTATTTCTAAGTGAGGTAGTTTAATGGCAACAGATGCAGTAGCAAATCAATCTGCAGCAAAATTGGAATTAGGACTCAGGGCATCGACAAAACCTGCAACCCCATCCCTAATTGCACTTAGCAACCCTGAACTAGATCCAGAGATAATGTCAGACCTAGTTTTTGAAAATATTGGGGGACAAGAGTTAATTAATATTTCAAGGAATGACATCATTAATGGACAAGATGTAGTCTATAGCCTTATAAGAAACCTTAAAGATATTTATATTCAATATAATACAAATAATATAATTAGTTTAGAAAACACTTCAGATACATACTTTAAAAACTTTCCTATTAAGTTAGAGTTAAAATTACCAAACTCTGGAACAGGTCCAAATGGAGAGACTGTATACATAGACCCAACTACTGGGGATCTTGTTATAAATGTCTCTTCCCTTGAGCCTGATGAGCAGGTAGATGTAGAAATATTAGACAGTGGCGAGATACTTAATGGTACAATATATGGAGAGGTGTAACAATGATAACTAATATAGGTAAGAATATTTTGGCTAAATATCTTATTGGACAGGCTCCCGCCTACGCTTCCCACATTGCCATTGGCTGTGGAGCAAAACCTCTTGCTTCAGATGGAGTGCTTGGAGATTATTCAGGTAAGCAGTCATTAGACTTTGAAATGTTTCGTGTACCAATAACCTCTCGTGGATACGTTACTGAAAATGGTCAATCAAAAATTGTTTTTACAGCAGAGTTACCCACAGCAGAAAGATATGAAATAACAGAGGTTGGCGTGTGGTCTGCAGGAGCAAACCCAACTGCAGGTGCATATGATAGCAAGACAGTTTATGCATTTAACGAAACAGAAAACTGGGAATACCATGGTGAAACCAGTGCTGTATCTATCTCTCAAATTTATGCACCGTTAGACTCAGGATCAACTCCTCCAAATAATATTATAAGTACAACAAGTCAGGCTTTTCAAACTAACGCAGATAACAGAATTTTTACAAACCAGGAAAGATCTTCACGATACGAAAGATGTAGATTTTTAAACAATATTATGGTTCTTCGTGGAGACTTAAGCAATCTTTCTGTTTCAGCAGGAAGAATTGTTGTTCCATCAAATGCAAAACATATTCATTTAACTGGTCAAGAAATAGACTTTGATAAAAATGCTCCAACTGATGATTTAAGATTAGCATTTTCAGTAATCAATAAAGACGGAGAGTCGAGCATCCAGCCAGATGAGGTTAGAATAATGGTTGAGTTTGCAGAGTCTGACGTTCATGGAACTGGCCAATCTGCAAGATTTGAAATAATTTTAAAAGAATCAGATGTAGGAGTTGACTTTGCAACAAACAGATATTTTGTGTCACAGAAAAAATTAGAAAATTTATACAAGAGCACTGGATTCACATGGAACGTTGTAGACGTGGTAAAGGTTTACGCAACAGTAATTAAAGATGAAGCAGAATCTGATGACTATTATATTTGTTTAGATGCTTTAAGACTAGAGAATACAAATTCTTCTAATCCAGTTTATGGTTTGTCTGGATACTCAGTAATTAAAAATACTAACTCAGAACCAATTGTTAAGAATGCAAATACTACAAACCATATTGAGTTTAGGTTTGGGATGGATGTTCTGTAGTGTCAGATCCAACAGTAAAAAAAGTAATAATTAAAAAGAAAGATCTTCCAGCGTTTAGCGGAGTGTCACAAAACTATTTAGTTAGATATAGAATAGTTTCTGAAGATAGAAACAGAACTTCTCACTGGTCTCCAAAATATAAACTAGATGTTGAGTCTGAGATAAATAGAGAAACAACTCCACCAGAGGCTTGGATTGCACACTCTGTAGTTATTAGTGAAAACAAGCAAGTTGCTAATATTGTTTGGACTCCACCAGCAAACCTAAAGTCTGATTTTGATCTATACGTTAAGTGGGGTGCCGATGCATTTGAATATGTTGCCTCTATTCAAACCTTTTCATACTCTATTCTAGTTCCAGCAGGGTATAATACAGTCCAATTTGCAGTTCAAGTTCCAACATTTCCTAAAGAAAGATTTATCAAGGCTACCTTGTTTGAGTCTGATCAAGCAAGCCTAGTGGTATAATAGTATTATGGCAAAAATTCCTTTACCTGAGCGTGGGCAACCACTAGATGTGACATATATTTCTCAATTAGCCCAGGTAGTTAACGAGTTATCTTCTGCAATCTCCCCATCAACATATAAATATACATCAATTGATACTCCAAATGCTGGTAGACAAAGTATAAAAAGCAGCGAAGCCAGAGTCATTGGTGGAAATGTTCGTGTAGTAAGTAGCGGAACGATTACTGCTGGAGAAGAAAAATCATTTACATACTCTTTCCCTGGAGAATTTAAATATGCTCCAATTGCAACAGCAACAGCAATAAATACTGGTAACACAGTTGCTGGAAAAAATATTACAATTGTTTTAAAAAGCATAACAACTTCTGGACTTGAAGGAGTTGTAAGATTTAATACATCTGGAGACTTATCAATAGATGTTAATTTAATTATCATTGGTATACCAAACTAATGTTGAAGTGTAAAAAATGTAAAAGCAGGATGTTCCTTGACAGACAATATACTACGATTGGACACCTTGAAACATACTGCATGTCTTGCGGATCAAGAAATTTTTATAATCCCCCAACAAGTTCTGCGGAGGGTTCATGGCTGTTAAAAAAGGAAGTATTGAGAGCGAAGGCTACAATCTCCTCCCTATAATTCCAGGGAATAAAAAGGTTTGGTTTCTTAATGGAGACCTTGTAAGAGTTTACCACCTTAACAAATCTAATGGAATAATGTCTGTTTATAATATTACAAAAGATCAAATTGAAAGTTGTTTAATTAGTGATTTTAAAAAGAAAAGAGAACGAGCCTACACAGTTAGAGAGACTGCTGATTTAGTTAATCGTCATAAAAAATATATGCCAGACTTAATGAAGAGAGGGGTTATTCCTTTCCCTATGGGCTCTCAAAAAGGTGGTGCAAGAGGTTTTCAAGTTAGATCATATTATTCAGAATCGCAGGTAAGAGAGATTCGTGATATACTTGCTACACACCATATTGGTAGACCAAGAAAAGATAATTTAATAACAAACGATATCACCCCAAGCAAGCAAGAGTTGACACGAAGAATGGGCGATGGTATACTTACATATACGAGAACTGAAGATGGGCGATTCATTCCAATCTGGTCTGAATCTATTTAACGAAGGGTATGAAATGGAAAACGAAGAGACAAAGGTATCTGTTACACTTGGATACACGCTTAACCTTGGCAACTTTCAATCACTAAGACTTGATCTTGGCGTTGTTGACAGTAAGCGCAATGGAGAAAATACAAATGACGCATTTGAACGTGTCTATAAATTTGTAGAAGATAAGTTAACTGAAAAGATTAACGAAGCAAAATCTGAAATTAACGAGTAATGGCCGAACGCAAAGACCGTATGGCTTTGCTTTCAAGATACAGCAAGTATCATACCGCAAGGTACGAATCAAAGCCATCACTTAATCTAAACGTAGAGCAATGGGCCTCAGATGCTCTTGTAGAGTCATACGGAATCTCTGGATGCTACGATATACTTGAGTATTACTTTTCAGTTGCAGAGAATCCTTCTTGGAATTACTTTGCATACAACGCAGAAAAAATATTGCAGGCACAGAAAGATAAAGCAAGAGATACAGAAGAGAGAGCAGAGCGTAGACGAATGGCAAAGGAGTGGCTAAGTGAATAATACAGAGTCAAAACTAATTACTGCAGTTCTTCAAGATAAGCAGATCCATGTACTCTTGCAAGCAAATGTCGATAATCTTCTCAGAACACATGGAGACATCTGGAACTTTATCAGACTATACTTTGAAAATAATAAATCACTTCCCCCTGCAGAACTTGTTACAGAAAAATTTAGAGACTTTTCTCCAATAGAAAATGTTGGAGCAACTAAGCACCACCTTGAAGAGTTGCAGGGTGAATATTTAAATGACAGCCTCAAAGATATACTGAGGTCAGCAGCAGGCAATGTTCAAAACAATCAAGGTACAATTGCTCTCAATGATTTAATTACTCAAACATCAGAGTTAAAGAAAAACACTTCGGCTATTCGTGATATTGATGTTACAGATCTTGAATCTGCAGTAGCATACTTTGAGAATCTAAAGATTCAGCAGGCAGCAGGACATGTTGGTATTAAGACTAACCTTCCAGGGTTTGATAACTATCTTCCTTCTGGAATTATGCCAGGGCAGTTAGGAGTCTTCTTAGCATACCCAGGTATAGGAAAGTCATGGATGGCCTTATACTTTGCTGTACAGGCTTGGAAGCAGGGTAAGACACCCCTTGTAATCTCACTTGAGATGTCAGAGACAGAAGTACGTAACCGTGTATTTACTATTATGGGTGAAGGTCTTTGGTCACACAGAAAGTTAAGTAACGGAGATGTAGAATTAGATACTCTTAAGGCTTGGCATGCTAAGCATCTACAGGGTAAGCCAGAGTTTCATATTATCTCTAACGATCAAGGTGGAGAGATCAACCCTTCAGTTCTTCGTGGAAAGATTGATCAATACAAGCCAGACTTTGTAATTGTTGACTACCTTCAGTTGATGGCTCCCAATCAGAAGTCAGATAATGAAACGGTACGAATGAAGAACCTTTCAAGAGAACTTAAACTAATGGCTATTGGAGAAGAAGTTCCTATCATTGCTATCTCCTCTGCCACGCCAGATGATGTTAATGATCTTAGTGGAGTTCCTACACTTGGACAAACTGCCTGGTCAAGACAGATTGCATACGATGCAGACTGGGTTATTGCTCTTGGAAGAGCATCTAATAGCGATATTATTGAATGTGCTTTTAGAAAGAACCGTAATGGATTTATGGGAGACTTTCTTGTTCAGGTTGATTTTGACAAGGGATATTACAGATATAAAGATTATGAAGATAAGTAGTTATAATATGGTATGGAACAAAATCACGAGAATCTTCCTCCGACCTTTTATCACCATAGGCCTATCAAAAAGTTCTATCTTGACGGGGTTATACACGATGAAGCATCACTCGGAAGACTTAAGGATGAATATGTCAGGCTGCTTGACTCTGAGATGCGACTTTCAGGGTATGTACCAAGGCTTGACATAACTCCAGATTTTACGCTAGACTATAACAGTAAGAAAAAATATTTTGAATTTCAACTAACAGTACACGGAACATATACGGGAAGAAGACAGAGCGAATGGATATCAGGAATAGACGTAAGCACACCAATCTTTACACAAAAGAGCAAATCAAAAGAATCCTTACGGGAACAGGTGTAACGATTGAGTCTGAGGTTGACTCAGACTATATAATTTTCTGTCCATATCATAACAATAATAGAACCCCCGCAGGAGAAATAGATAAGCAAGACGGAACTTTCTTTTGTTTTGCCTGCCACCACGTAACTGGACTAACAGAGTTTGTAATGCATATGTCTAATAGAACATACTTTGAGGCTGCAAGGTTTATCAAGAGCAAAGAAACAGAAACAAGCATAGAGCAAGATATAGATAGGGCCCTTTACAAAAAGCCAGAGTTTGTTTTGTTTGATGAACTGATCCTTAAGCGTTTGTACAATAATCTTGTTTCATCAGATAGGGCAAAAGATTATTTTAGGTATCGTAAAATTGAACTTTCTTCTTGGTCAAAATTTTCTTTGGGTTACTCAGAAAAACAAGACATGGTAACTGTTCCAGTTCATAGCCCAGACGGAATGCCTATTGGCTTTGTTGGAAGATCTATTGAGGGTAAAGAATTTAAAAATACCCCAGGACTTCCAAAATCAAAGACACTGTTTAATTTGCACAGAGTTAAAAGTTCTGACAAAGTATACATCGTAGAGTCATCTTTTGATGCTATTAGACTTGATCAGTGTGGCTTTCCAGCGGTAGCAACACTTGGATCTAACGTATCAAACATACAAATAGAATTGCTTCAAAAGTACTTTAATGATATAATTGTCATTGCGGATAACGATGAAGCAGGTGGAAATATGAAAACTAAGATAGTTGAAAAACTTGGTTCTCGTGTGTCCGTAATAAAACTAAATAAAGAATATAAAGATATAGGCGACATGGACGATAAGTCAATTCAAGAACTAAGTTTCCAGTTTGACAAATCAATACAGTCTATGCTAAACTAACATAACACAGAAAAGAGAAAACACATGGCAATACTAAGAGGAATAAAAGAAATGGGTCCAGTACTAGATGGCCCAAAGGGTGGCGATGGTCCAAAGGTTAAGTGGCTAAAACTTGCCGATGGTCAGTCAGTAAAGATTAGGTTTGTAGAAGAACTTGATGAAGACTCAGCAAACTATAGTGCTGATCGTGGTCTAGCAATTGTTGTATCAGAACACACAAATCCAAAAGACTATAAGCGCAAGGCTGTAGACACAATGGATACAGAAGGTCGTGACTGGGCAGAAGAGATGCACCGTAAGGATCCAAAGGCTGGCTGGAGAGCACGTCTTCGTTTCTATTGCAACGTAGTTGTAGATGACGGCATTGAAGCACCTTATGTTGCAATCTGGTCAATGGGTATCAGTAAGCAATCATCATTCAATACAATTCGTGAGTATGCTCTTGAAACAGGAAGCATTTCAAACGTACAATGGAAGTTAAAGCGTAATGGTCAGGGTACTGAAACCAATTACACACTTATTCCATCAGCACCAGATAAGGAACCATTTAATTGGGGAGATATCAAACCTTATCCACTAGAGTCTGCACTACGCAAGATTCCATACGCAGAACAAGAAGCGTTCTACTTGGGCTTTGATGGCCCATCTGCCACATCAGCAACAAACGCTGACTGGTAATATGAACTACGTCGGCTTACATGTCCACACCCATTTTAGTTTATTTGATGGGATTGCTACTCCAGAAGAATACGTTGACCGTGCAGTTGAGTTAGGGATGCCAGCAATTGCCATCACTGACCACGGTACTTTATCTGGGCATAGGGAACTGCACCGTATTGCAAAAGCAAAGGGCATTAAGCCAATTCTAGGTCTAGAAGGATACATGTGTGCAGACATATCTGATACAAGAGATAAGTCTGAAAGAGAAGGTCAACAAGATCTTGTCTACAATCACATTATCCTTCTAGCCAAGAATCAAATTGGTTTAGAAAACCTTAACAAGATTAGTGAACTATCT